CGATAATGAATATCAATCAGATTGGGTTGGGCCCGACCACGTGGAGCGTGATTGCTACCGCCACCAATGCCACGGCGACGGCAACCAAAGCAGGGGTCACGATTACCAATACGTCCCCGGCCCAGCGGCACGTCATTACGGGATTTACGTTTTCAGGAAGCACGGGTGCGTACACGGGCAGTCCAACGCTAACGGTCAACAATGGCTCGACTGCCATTTACACGTTTCAGTTGGACAGCACCAGTCATGCGCCAATTAATGTTGAACTGCCGCGTCCGTTTGTCTGCGCGCAAGGCGCGGCGTGTTCAATTGTAGCCACTGCGCTGGGGTCGGGACTTGTGGCGACGGTGTGCATTCGTGGTATGACGGTCAGCGATTAACCTTTTAGGAGATTTATGGAACTCGTACAGGATGCCCCGCAGGTAGACACGTCCGCCACTAAGACGGACTTCGTACTGACGGCGACAGAATCGGCGTTTGTCAAGATGGTCTTTGAAGAATTCCAAGCATTGGTAGCGCAAGCCGAGAAGCACCGCAATGCGCGGTTGGCTCCGTTGCTCGAAGAGCATAAGACGGTCGGACAAGTGACGTTTGCGGAAAACGCGGACAAGCGCGTCGTAATGACGGATACGCAACCGGAGAAGTAGTCATGGCCCATGTCGCACAATTCATTTCGGTGTTGTTCAATAGTCGTGAGCAAGCGCACATCTTTCATTTGCAAACGTCCTCGTATGCCAAGCATAAGGCGTTGAACAGCTACTACGATGGGATTGTGGACTTTGCCGATGACTACGTAGAAGCGTATCAAGGCAAGTACGGCATCTTGAAAGGCTATACGCCACAGGAGTCGTTCTTTGAAGGCGACAACAACGTGCTGACATACTTCGACCATCTGGAAACATTTGTGGCCGATGCGTTGTCAAAACTTCCGGACGATGCAGACTTGCAAAACATTGCGGCAGATATTCTGCATTTGGTCCATAGCACGCAGTACAAGCTCAAGCACTTGTCGTAATGGAGCATCGCAACGTATTGCCCAGCGAACAACTGGCCCTGCAAGGGTTGCAAGAAGCGCACGATACGCGGCAATGGCCGCACGTGGTGACGCTGGGCGATGCGTGGCTTGAAGCGCAAGGAGAAATGCCTGCGGTAGCGGCGACGCTCTACGCAGAAGGATTGATGGTGGCGGGGCGTATAGAAGAAGCGGTGTTGTGGTCAGGTCGTGCGGTCAACGCTATCCCAGCGGCATTTGCGGTGCCCCGGATTGCCGCGTTGACGACGTATGGACGTGCGTTAGCGCGTGCGGGAGCGTATACCAAAGCGCGCACCGCACTGGCGCAAGCGGTCAAGATTCCCACGGACCACGCCGAAACGCAGGAAAAGCAAGGTCATATCATTTGCGCGATTAGCGACAAGTGGCGCAAGGGATGGGCGTTGCAAGAACAACGGCTTGCCGAGCCAGAGAAAGCGTTGCCAGAGAATTTTCGCGCATGGGATGGACGCACGGCAGAACCCGTGTCTATTTTGCATGAGCAAGGCATTGGCGACGCGGTGTTGTTTGCGCGCTGGGCTCCACAAATTGCCAAGATAACCGGGCATCCGGTCACATGGTATGGACCGAAAGTGTTGCATCGCTGGATGGCAGACATTCCGGGCGTTGTGCTTGGGGATTGGGCGGTGCTTGAGGAAAACCGTGAGGGTGGCGCTGGCGTTCGCGCCATGTCCTTGCCGCACGTGTTGCGGTGCAACTCGAAGTGGGACGTGCCGATGCCTGTGGCTCCTGTCAGTTTGCAGGATGCGCGGTCGGCGTTCCGTTCGTCACCGATGTTGACCGTTGGCGTGTGCTGGAAAGGGTCGGTGTCTGGATGGCACGATTTTGAACGGTCGTACACGCCGGAACAGTTTGCGCAACTGTGGGCCCCGCGTGACCATGTGCAGTTTGTCAATTTGTGTCATGACGCCAACGTGTCCGACGATGCGCCATTTGAAAAGACTGCATATGCAGACATTTATGCAAATGGGGAAGCGGTTGCGGGATGTGATTTGGTGATTACGGTAGATACCAGCGTGGTGCATATTGCCGGGTCGTTAGGTATTCCGACGATTTGCCTTGTGCCGACGGTGGCGGATTGGCGGTTTGAATGGCCCACGGGCCATAACACGCCATTCTACCCGAGCGTGACGGTGGTGCGGCGTCGCAACATTCGAGACCTGAGTGCGATAGACACGGCCCGGCGTATGTTGGATGCATGGACCGATGCCAAACAGCAGGTGACGGCATGATTGCATTAGTGCAAACAATCATTTGGGCCACAATTGTGTATATTGCAATTGGGCGCACAGAACGGTTGTTAACACGAGTCATTGATTATCGGGACCCCTCGGCACAAGACCCCGAACAAATCGTGATTCCGAATGATTTGGAAGCGTTTGCGTTGTTGGAATCGGAATTGCATGCGCAAGAATCGGTGCGCGATGTCATTCGGGACCGGTACGCGGAATTGCAAAATTGGAACCTTGTCCGCCGCGCAGTCGGCGTGGGAACGGTTGATTAATGAAAACCTCGTTGTCGTTCCCGTTAGACATGCCCGACATTGAAGGGCAGATTGAGCAAATGGCGCGGGATGCCGCCCAGCAGGTCATGCAACCAGAGTTGGCGCAAATGGCAACCCCAAGCCAAGCCAATGACATTGTTGCGCCCAACGCGCCAGAAATTGCGTTGCCAGAAGATGAGGCGACACAAGCGTTAGCCCGGACGTTGTACGGGTCGGACTTTCCGTTGTTGCTCAGTGGCCAAGAAGATGACAGCCGAGCGTGGGCATCGTGGGTGCGAAGCCGTTGGGTCGCGCATCGCGGGGCGGTTGAACGCCACTTGCATTTGGTCGAGCGCAATCGGTTGTTCCGCATCGGACAGCAGTGGGTGTCGTCCCGTGGGCGTGGCCCGTGGCGTGAGCCGCTTAAGCCCGTTGATTCGGCGCGTGTCGTGTACAACATGGTCGATAAGGCGTTGGACCAGCGGTTGCAGATTATGACCGACCAGCGCCCCGGTTTTAAGGTAGAACCGACCACGGTAGACCCAGACGAAAAGCGGAAAGCGGAAGCGCGGCAGATTGCGTTGGAATATCAATATGATACGCAAAACATGGATGGCATCCGTCGCACCGCTGGATTCTGGGCGCAGACAGATGGTGTCTCGTTTCTGCACAGTTATTGGGACGCCGAGAAGGGGCCGTGGGATGCGCGCATGGCAGATGGGCATATGCCCTCGAAACCATTGGGTGATTTGGCGACAAAGGTGTTGCGCGTCGAGCAGGTGCGCATTTCCGCCAATGCCACGTCCACGGATTCGCCGTATTATGTGATTACCCGTGAAGTGTTGTCGGCTACCGAAGCCGCGTGGCGGTATGGCGTCAGCGGGGCGTTGGCGTCTCATAACAGTGATGCCATTACGGGCACCAGCGACTTGGCAACCGATGCGGGAATGAATCGTTGGGTGCTGGACCAGACCACAATTGGTGAAGGCGACCGTTTGCGCATGCAGGAAACGGTGGAACGGTTTACCATTTACGTAGACCGCCACCCGGACTTGTTGCCCAACGGATTGCAAATTGTGATTGTGGGCGACACGATGGTCAGTGGCCCATTGCCATTGCTGTTTGGTGTGATTCCGGTCGTGCCGTGGCGGGACGGGTCGGCTGACCCCTCGTATTTCCCGCGTCCGGTCATGGAGCAATGGCTGGACCATCAGGTGCGCATCAATGCGTTGCTGTCCAAGTGGGTAGATTCCGTGCGCGTCAATGCGGCGGGGCGATTCCTGACCCGCGCAGGAACGTTGGTGACGGAAACGATTGTGGGCGGCGGGACCTCGTTGTTGGAAGTCAATTCTGGGCGTGCGCTCAATGATATTATGCAACCGGTACAGGGGTTTAGCGTCGGTACGGATTGTAAGGAACTTCTGCAACTGGAAAAGAAAGCCTTTGAAGATGCGTCTGGGTACAACGATACAAGCCGTGGACAGATTTCTGGCGACGCGTCGGGCCGTGCAATTCTGGCGGCACGTGAGCAACTGGAACGTGTCTTTGCACCGGGAGTCGCGGCGGCGGCGGCGGCACTGACTGCATGGGCGAAAGTCCAAGTGGCGGGTATGGCATTCGGCTATGATGTGCCGCGTGACCTTGGAGCCGTGGGCAACAGTCGTCCAGACCTTGCTCATGCGTTGACCCGCGACATGTTTGATGGCCCGGTGTCGGTGCGTGTGGACCCCGAAACGCTGATGCCGATGCCACGGGTGTATCGTCAATTCTTGCTGGATAGCTGGCTGGATAAGGGAGTTATTACCCAACAGCAATACTTGCGTCGCCAATCCACGGCGATGATTTCGGATATGGAAACGCCAGATGAGGACCAGTCGGCACGGGCCAAGCGTATTTGCGAAGCTATCCGGTTGCGTCAACCTAATGTGCCAGAAATGCGGTGGCAGGATAACGAATCAATTCATCAAGATGTGTTGGAGCGCGAGATTATTTTGCGCGACGACCTTGGACCTGATATTATTGTTGCCGCGCAGAATCGCTGGGCGCAGTTGTCCCAGCAAGCGTCAATGAAGTCTGGTGGTCCTCCGCCGCAAGGCGCGCCACCAACTGAGCCCAATGGGAATGGTGGGCCAAGTCCATTCCAACCCTCCCCACAGACGCAACCATTAGCGACTGCCAACCCAGCAATCGGTGGTGCCCCGCCCCAGATGGTCCCTACGGGCGTAGGCCAGACACCAAACATGGGATGACCCAGCGTGAACCGTCGCGTTTCTAGTCACGGAGTTTCTGTATGACCGCACCAACGAGTAGTCCCGCATCACCCGGTATGAGCATGGACGCTATGATGGCGGACATTGCTGGCGATAGCATCAAGCAAACAATGTCGGAACAAGCTGAATTGGAATCTACCCGCGACGACCGTGGGCGATTTTCGCCGAAAGCTGACACCGATATTGCCGCAAACGAATCGCTATCAGACGTTTCTGCTGATGATGACACAACCGACATTGCCGACGAAGAGGATACGACACCGCTTCCGAAAGGCATGGTGGCTGTGCCAACCATCACGCGGGAAATGGCTACCGCATTTACGGTGGCTGATGCTGAAGGGGCTATTGAGCCACCCGACCTGACCATCGAGTTTACTGCGAACGGCAAAAGCCGCCGCGAACCGTTGGATAAGGTCGTCAAACTCGCTCAGTGGGGCGTGTATAACCACGAAAAGCACCAGCAAGCGGAAGCCGCGATGCAACAGGCCGAAGCGTTGCAGGGGCAAATTCAGCAATATGATGCAACGGTACGACAAATGCAGTTTGAACGCCAGCAACTGTTGACGAACGATGACGCCTATTTGAATGCACGGGCGGCTTTCGAACAGCAAAACACTCCGGAAGCGCGGCTCCAAATGGAGCGCCAACAATTGCAATCGCAACGCGCCCAGATGGAGTTTTCGCAAGCCCAACAGGTGGGCACGCAGTTCTTAGATACCCGTGTGGAACCCGCACTCGAATTGATTGCGAGTGCCCTTCCCACGGTCAGCAAAGAAGAACTTGCCGCACGAGTCTTGCTGGTGGCAAACCGCTACACCGTCCAAACCCCGTTCGGGGCGATTATCAATCCGCAAGCCCATACACAGATTGCTGAGGCCATTCGAGATGATATCGTGCCGTGGGCGCAACAAGTGCATGACCAGCGCAACAATGAGCGGTCGGCATTGACTGCTGGACAATCGAAAAAGACCCAAGCCCTGCAAGTGGAAGCCCAGAAAGCAAAGAACATGGCCGCGCGTGCCATGAAAGCTGTGGGACATTCAGGGCCTCAGAGCAAGAACCGCCCACCAATCAAGACCATGGATGATGCGATTGCGGATTCGATTCGCTCCTCGCTGGAATCGATTGGTTTGCGATAACCCTTTTCTACTACTACGACCATGCCAGCACCTACTGTAATCTCTGATGCCGACCTTAGTGGTCTGCTGAAGAACCTGTATAACAACTACCGTGAGAAGGCCCAGAACCTTGTCACTCCGTTCTTTGCCCAGCTTCAGAAGGCAAAGTCTGGTGGCCCCCGCAATCTGCGATGGGGCGGGAACGGCGCGTATTGGGATGTGGTCACGGGCCGTCCGGCTGGTGGCACTATCTCGTCGAGCGGCTATTTCCCGCCCGACACGTTTGCGCAGGAAAAGCAAGCCAACACGGGCGTTGCTCGTGCGTATGTGACCCGTCAGATTGACGGCCTTGCGTTCCTTGGCACGCAATCTAAGGACGCCGCGTTTGCGACGATTGCCGAAAAGACCCTTCAGGAAATCCGTGAAGCGTCGGCTCTGCTTATGGAAGCGGCCCTCAATGGGTCGGGTCAGGGTACGCTTGCCACGGTGGGCACTGTGACGGATACGGTGACTATCATTGTGAGCAACCCTTACGGCGTCACGGGCGCTGGTCAGGGCTCGCTCCTGCTCTCGCCGGGTGACTACATTGCCGTTCGTAACTCGACGGGCGCGACCCTCCGTGGCAAGGCGAGCATTTCGTCTATTGCCGTGTCGGGCACCAACTCCACCCTGACGCTTTCCGCGTCGGTGGGCGGCATGGTTGCCGCTGATATTGTGGTCAAGGCGACCACATCTGACGATGCGTTCTCGGCTACTGCTGGCGTGAACCAAATCAACGGACTTATCAACATCACCAACCGTGGCGGAAGCTACGGCACCCTGCATAGCCTTGCCGCCAGCACCTATCCGATTTGGGATGCGGTGCGTCTTGTGGCGGGCACGGATACCCCGGATGCTTCGACGCCTACTGAGTCGGATATCTGGACGCTGATGCAACGCGTCAAGGGTCTGTCGGGGAAGGACCCGTATGCGCGTCCGCAGGAGTTCCTCCTGATGGCGACTCCGGGTATGGCGAAGGCGCTGATGGAGTCGATGATTTCCCAGCGTCGCTTTGAAGCGCGTGATGCGGCGGTTGAGCTGAAGGGTGGCTACAAGGCCGTCAGCATCTGCGGCATTCCGATGTTTGAGAACATGTACTGCCCGGCTGGTACCATCTACCTCGTCCATCTCCCGTCGTTGGCGTGGGTGGATGCCAAGGATTGGGGTTTTGTCGAGTTTGAAGGTGCGGGTCCGTGGCGTTGGATTCAGGGCCGCGATGCGTTTGAGACGACCTATGGCTACTACGGTAACCTTGCGTCGCTTATTCGTAACTCGCACGGCTCTATTACTTCGTACACGAACGACACCACGTTCTACACCCACGTTATCTAACCGATAACGGCGCGGCAGGATGGGGGCAACTCCCCATCCTGCTTCGCAGGGTTCACCTAGGAGAACTGGAATGAGTGCTTTTACGTCGATGTTCCGTCCCAAGCCGGGAAATTTTGGTCAGAATCTGACCGTTGAATCCGTGGTTATCGGAACGGGTGGGACCAGTGTGGCAAACAGTGCCACCACATCGGTGTGTATTTCGACACCGATGCGCAAGTGCCAGTTGATTGGTTTGGCTATCAATGGCTTGGTCGCCGGTGCGTCAACCAGCGCCCTGACCATTCAAGGATTTAAGCGCGATAACAGCATTGCATCCCCAGCGGATGTGACGCTGACCGCAACTAAGAGCATCAAGTCGGATGTGATTTCGACTCTGCAAAAGTCGTACACCGTAGCGATTACGGGAACGGATGCGGGAACCATTTTGCAAGCGGGTGACGTTTTGCGTATTGACGTAGTTGCGGCGGGTACAGTGACGACGCAACCCACGGTCAATGTGGTCGCCACGTTTGCGATGATGAACTAAGTATGGGCCTCGTGCTGAACCAGCACGGCACCCCGGAGCCGCCCAGCGATGTGCTGGCGCGGCTTCGGCGTGTCCATCCCGCGCTGTCGTTGCGGTGGTCGCAAATGCCAAACCGTCCATGGTCCATGACATGGGAATGGCCAGAAACTGATGCGCGGTGGGGCCGTGTGCGGTCCAACGAAATTTCCCCAGATGCCGCGTATGATATTATTGGGTATTTGCCAACGGACTGCCCGATTGACCAAGCGGGTGCGTATGTGGAAAACGCCTTGAAGCAGTATCCACGTGACGAAGTGCGCAAGGTGCGGGAGCGCATGCACAAATGGAACGAAGTAGACAAGCCCAAAGAGCAAATGAACGAAGTGTTGACGGACACAATGGACAATATCGGGGCCGAGCGTCGGCAAAAAAACCCGCGTCGGCAACGGGTCACGATTACACCCGCGAGCTAATTTATGGCATATACCGTCAGTCAACTGATTACCAACACGCGCGAAATGATGGACGCCGCGAATTCTACGCGGTGGACTGACGCATTTATTACCACGGTTTTGGGCATTGTGCATAGCCGCGAATACTCCGGTATTCTTGGGGCAAACCCGTATTACCGATTTGCCCAGCGGGATGTCACGACCGACAGTGAAAGTAAAATCCCCTATACCGACCTGAACGGGGGAAGCGGCGATACGGCGGAAACGTTGTATCGCATCCTCGGTATTGTGGATGGTTTTACGGTGTACCGCCAAACGGAGTTTCGGTCGGTCCCGTTGGCGACACAAACGAATTATGACAGCCCATACCAACGGCTGTGGTACGATGCAGGGTCAGATATCCAGATTCTGCCTGTAACAAGCAATCTTGCCTTGACCATTACGGTCAATTATACCCCGCCTCGCCCAGACCAACTCAGTACGTCCTCAGTTGTGGTAGATTTCCCTGAGGGCCATGAAGTCATTCTGTGGCTCGAAGCGGCGGCGATGTTGCTCGAAAAGGGTGCGGCAGAGTCGGATGCCGCGCAACGAATGCGTGCGATGGCAGAAGCAGAACGCAAGCAGATGTATCAAGATTTGACGCGACGGGCCGCGCGCCCAACGTATTTCGGTTATCCTGACCTCGCCGCAGAATGGGGCGGCATGGGGATGTGGTAAATGACAGTACGGCCACCATCGCAGGATTCGCAACAGGGATTTTCGGGTGGCTTGAATAGCACCTCTGACCCTAGTGCGGTTGCACCCAATCAAATGGTGCGGTCGGATAACGTGCGCCTTGCTGATTACGGGGCCGCCACCAAACGTGGGGGCACTCAGCGCATCCACACAACAACGCTGGGCGCACATAGCGTCAAAAGCGGGTATGCGTGGCGCAAAGATACGTCAACCGTGTACGGGTTGGTGCAGTTCAACGGCGCAATGTATTCATTCACGTGGGGCACATTCCCGCGCACGTTGACCAACATTGGCGTGGTCAGTGATGTGGCGGTGAGTGGCGCGGCATTTCGGGATGGGTCGGCAAACGTCGTGTATTTGGCAAGCGGCGGTGCGCTCAAGAAGTGGGATGGCACCACGTTTACCAGCATTGCGACCGCTGTGCAAGCCACGGGCGTTGCCGTGTATCACGAACGGTTGTGGGGGTGGGGCGTTGCCGGGTCACTCGATTCGGTGTTTTATTCGGCGCTCGATAACGGCGATACGCTGGGCGTCGGCGCATCCAGTGGTGGACAAATCATTGTGCGCACGTTTGGTCAGCGCAACATTGTGGCGTGTGCGGCGGTCAATACGTCCTTGCTAATTTTTCACAATCGCGGCATTTCGCGGTTGACCGGATACGGGCAAAGCGACACGACGGTATTGCCCGAAGCGGTAACGGCAGACGTGGGGTGCGTGGGTCAACAAGCCGTCTGCGTGTACGACAATATCGCGTACTTTGTGTCCGAGCGTGGGTTGTATCAGGCTAACGAAAACAACGTCCAGCCGGTTGCCACGCCTGAACATCCCGACCCGATTATCAATTATTTGCAAGCGTTGTCGTCTGCCAATCTTGCCGCCGTGGTGTGCGCGTTTAATCGCCGCACCCGCGAAGTGTGGATTGCGTTGCCGGGAACGGGCATCTTTGTATATCACACGGTTATCAAAGCGTGGAGCGGCCCGTTTCAAGATGGATACTTGAGTCCCGATACCACGGCCCTGTTTGAAATGGTGGATAGCAACAACCAGCCAATTTTCTGCCGTGGGGATGATTCCGGGTGGGTCAGCCAATGCGACCCCGGCGGCGTGTACGTCGATAATATGGCGGCGGCTGGCACGGGGGGCACGGTGTACAATGCGGTGATTCAATGTCACCGGATGTATTGCGGCGACCCGACCACCGCTAATGCGTTTATCTGGGCCAAGATTTTGGCGGCACTTGGGGGGTCAAATAGCGCGTCGTTGTCGTGGAATACGTTGACGGACGCAGGGACGGCGCAGATTGTGTCTGGCGCGTCTGGTTTGGCGTGGGGCGCAACGACATCATCGTGGGGCGCGGGCACGTGGGGTGTGGGTGGACAGTCGCCGTACTATGTCCGGTTGTCTGGCACTGGCCCTTTTGTGGATATTACGATTACAGACTCTGGGCAAGCCGGGGCGATTTACGCTTCGGTTGAAGTCACGTCCAAGATTTACGGGAGACGCTAATGGGACTCGTCAGTACGCACCAACTCAGCACGTTTACAACGCCAGTCAACGGCACGTCGCCCATCGACGCCAATCAAGTCAAAGGCAACGACAACTCTATCAAAACGTCGTATAACGCGCACGACGCCGACACGACTATCCATTTGCAAAGTGGGGCCGTTGCCACACGTCCTGCCGCCAGCACCGCAGGACAAACGTGGCTGGCAACGGACAGCGGGGCCGTGTATCTGTGGCTGGATAACGGGTCGGCGTGGGTCGAAGCTAACTACCTACGGAGTACGGGTGGGACGGTGACGGGCAACGTGTTGATAACGGGCACCCTTGGCGTGACGGGTGCGACTACGTTGTCATCGACGCTGACCATTGGCGGCGTTACGTACACGTTCCCGGCATCGCAAGGTGCCAATCAGTACCTCAAGACGGATGGGTCGGGCAACTTGTCGTGGGTGACGTTTCTCGAAACCCTTGCGTTGACTGATTTGTCCGATGTGACCATTACGTCGGTTGCGTCTGGACAGTTCCTGTTGTACAACGGCACGGTGTGGGTCAACGGCACCAACGGGTCGGCGCTGACCACGCTCAACGCCAGCAACTTGTCAAGCGGCACGGTCAACACCGCGCGTGTTGCGGGGTCGTACACGGGCATTACGGCAGTTGGGACGCTGACGGCTGGCGCGATTAGCACAGGGTTTACGGCGATTGCAGATACGTTCCTTGCGACGATTTCCACCGCAAGCAAGGTCAGCAACAGTGCAACAACGGCAACCAATGCCAACACCGCCTCTGCGATTGTTGCGCGTGACGCCAGCGGCAACTTTACCGCAGGTACGGTGACGGCGGCATTGACGGGCAATGCAACGACGGCAACAACGCTGGCAACAGCGCGGGCAATCAACGGCGTCAACTTTGACGGAAGCGCGGCGATTACGGTCACGGCGGCGGCGGGAACGCTCACAGGCACGACGCTTGCCAGCAACGTCACGCTGTCCTCGTTGACATCCGTTGGCACCCTGTCCGCCGGTGCTGTCCCCGCAAGCCTTGTCACCGCCGGGACGTTCGGCGCAGGCGCGTACACGTTCCCCGGTGCGCTGGCGATTACGGGCGCGTTGACGGGTGTGACAACGTTGACGGCTTCGAGTACCGCAACAATCGGTGCGGCGACCTCGCCTTTGCTACTTGACCGACTTGCTGATTTTACCAACTACGGCGCGATGTCGTTCAACGCTTCGTTGATTTCGACGACGATGAACGGGTTGTATGGGCGACTCAATGCGACAGATGGTGGATTGTACATTACCGCGCCAAGCGGCAGTTCTACAAAGCTACAAGTCGCGGGGTCAACCGTCGCAACGTTTGCTGGCGCACTTACTACGCTGGCAACTCCCCTCGCGATTACGGGCGCGTTCACGGGCGCAACGACTGGCGCGTTTAGTGGGAAGATAACAAGTACGGTTGGCAATAATGCGATTTATTTTGAGAGCGCATCGGCAACCACTGGGTATCATTATACGCAAATCAAGAATACTAGCGCGTGGATGATTCTCGGCATTGAAGGAAGTGTGGCGGGTAGTCTTGCTACGAACAGCACTGCGTATTCAACGGTGCTGGTTACGCAAAACGCCACCGACCTGATTCTTGGTACGAATCAGACAACGAACTTGAAAATTGCCAACGGTGGAGCCGCCACGTTTTCCAGCACCCTCGCCGTGACGGGAGCCGCCACGTTTAGTGGGGCGATTACTTCGACTGTTGGAAATAACGCGACTGTCCTAAGCAACACGTCCGCAACCACGGGTTATCAGCAAATCTATTTTCAGAATACCTCTGGTGGTGTTCGGCTCGGTGTGAACGGCTCAACGGCGGCGGCGTTGCTCACCGGAGGCAATGCTTATGCGGCGACACTGGATAATCTTGGTAACTACCCGCTTGACTTTGGTACGAACGGTATTCGGCGCGGCGGCTTCTCAGCGGCAGGCGCATTTGACCTAACCAGCACCCTCACCGTGACGGGGGCGACGAACCTGAACGAGAGGGTCATCGTCTCGGGTACTGGTCAGGTGTTGACGCTCATCAAGACGAGCAATAGCCAGCCGTCGATGCTCTTTACCGGAGTAGCATCAAGCAACTTTACGGCAGGAATCGGGTCTGGTGACGTATTCGTTATCACTAAGAATGACGGCACAACTGCGATTCTCACGCTGACGCAAGCCGGAGCCGCCACGTTCTCCGGCACCGTCACGGCGTCAACGGTGTATTCCACAACCGTTGGCGCAACCAACCGCGACCTGTATATCGACAACACCGGATTGATGGGCTATGTCAGTTCGATTCGTGCGGCCAAGACGAACATTACGCCGCTGACCGATACCGCGTGGCTCGATGCGCTAACGCCTGTGGCGTTCAACTACCGCAAGAAGGACGAGGACGGCGCGTACACGGACGAAGCGAACACCCCGCTGGAATACGGGTTGATTGCCGAAGAGGTGGAAGGCGTCAACGCCGAACTGGTGTTCTATGACGAAACCGAGGACGGGCTGGCGTTGCGCGGCGTGTCGTACAACAAGCTGATGATTCCGTTGCTCCAGCGTGTCCAAACGCTGACGGCTCGCAATGATGCGTTGACGGCTCGCGTGGCGGCTCTTGAAGCGGTCTAACCGATGACGAGTCCCGTGGGAGGCGACGCACGGGGATACAAGTATTTATATACTATGCAAGGAGATGTGTATGTCGTGGCTCAGTAGCTTTGTCAATAACAACCGCAACTTTGCGGGGAACCTTGCAAAAAATGTTGCACCAGCATTGTCATTTGTTCCGGGTGTTGGGTGGCTTGGGGCGGCGGCCATTGGTGCGCTCGGACAAGGGGTGCAAAAGGGGTCGAACATCGGGGACATTGCAAAGGCTGGGTTGTCGGCAGGGTCTATCGGTGCTGGCTTGCAAGGCGCGGCACAAGCGGCGACAGGTGCTGGATATTTGGGTGGCACGCAAGGTGCGCTGGCGGCAGGAGCCAATCAAGGAGCCGGGGCGCTTGGCGGCACGTTGCGAAGTGCATTCGGTGGCACCGGAACTGCTGGCACGATGGGAACTGCGGGAGTGACCGCGCCAACGATGGGTACTACGGATAACGTTGCACGTATGGTAATGACCCCTGATGGACGATATGTGCCGGAACTGGTCAATAATGCCAGTGATATGAGCAACCTGTTTTCGGGTGTAACAAAAGCCGCAAAGGGTGTTGGGTCATTTGCCAAGAACTCGTTGGGCACTATGTGGGAAAAGGACCCCGCAACCACGCTCAAGGCATTGCAAGGCATTGCATCAATTCCAGCTATCAATCGTCAAAGTGACGCGGAAGCGCAGTTGTTGCAACAGCAAGCAGACACACAAAGTTTGACGGCTGAACAATTGCGTCGCCAGCAAGCAAAACTTGCGGCGTTGCGCGCATCAATGGAAATTTCTCGCTAACAGGATACTCCCGTGACCGTGCCGAATACTAGCTCTATCTATGGCAAAGTGCGTCGCCCTCGGTCCCCGCAAGGGGATGGGGCGTATGACGCCAATGGCATGTCCACGTCTACTGGCCAGCAAGGGCAGGGTCAGCTAGGCGAACCTGCGCGTCCATACAACCCCCAGCAACCCACGTCGCATCCCCAGCCGCAACAGGGATTCCAAGCCAATACCCCGCCGGGACCGGGCAATCAAGGTGGGCCGCAGACGTTCTCCCAAATGCAGTCACAGGGACAAGCGCGCCCAATGCCGCCTCAGGGGGCTGGAATGGCCCCTCAAGGGGCCGGAGCACCGCCGCAAGGGGGTATGCAGGGGTTGCCGCAAGGGTCCGTGTATCGGCCTACGGCGCAACAGAATCAAGGCAATGCGCAATTGCAAACCGCCGTGTCGCAGACGCTTGCCGCGCCAACGCGCTATGATTTGCCGCAAGTGCAACAAGTCCGCGATGCGCTGACGGCGCAACTGCAAACGCAATATGCGGGTCAGCAAAAGCAAATCAACGACCAGTTGGCCAGTCGCGGGTTGCTGTCGTCGTCGATTGCTGGTGGGTATTACGGGGACTTGGCAACTAACCAAGCCAACTCGCTGGCCGATATGAACGCCAAGCTGATTCAGGATGCGGCGGCAACCAATGCGGCAGACCGTTCCTCGGCGTTGGCGTCGGCACAAAATCTGTCGAACTCGCAGTCGGCACAGGGCATTGCGGGATACAATGCCAACCTTGCGGGACAGAATCAAACCCAGCAGTTTGGCATCCAGCAGGGTGGGCTGACCGGAATGTATGGGGGGCAACAGACGCTGGCAGGGCAAGCGCAGGCCCAACAGAACGCCGTGCAAGTGGGCGGATTGACCGGACAATATATGGCACCGGGGTCCACAGGGGCTGGACAAAGCACCTTGGGTGCCCAGCAACTGTCGCAGAGTGGTCAGCAGTTTGCGCAGAACCTTGCGTTGCAGTCGCAGTTGGGACAGGGCAATCTTGGCGTCGCGCAACAACAGGCCAACACGGGAGCCGCCGCACAGCAAGCGCAAGCCCAGCAAGCGCAACAGCAATTGAACGCGCAAACCCAGCAGTTTGGGCAAACGTATATGTTGCAACAAGCCGCGCAAAACCTGAATGCCCAAGTGCAAACGGGGCAGTTGTCTATTGCTCAAGCGCAACAGCAACTGGCGCAATTGCAGAATAGCCAACAATACGGACTGGCGCAGGGCAGTCAAGGTATTGCCCAACAGCAGGCTAACACCCAGCAACAGCAAGTTGCAGGACAGTTGCAGTTGGGTCAAGCACAGTTGGCGCAATCGGGGCAACAGTTTCAACAAAACTTTGCGCAAAATGCCGCACAGTTCGGACAAACGTATGCGTTGCAACAAGCCCAGCAAGACCTCAACAGGCAAGTGCAAACCGGGCAATTGACCATTGCACAGGCACAACAAAAGCTGTCCGAACTATCCAATACGCAACAGTTTGGGTTGGCACAAGGCAGTCAGGGCATTGCGCAACAGCAAGCCAATACCGCAACCGCCGCGCAACAAGCGCAAGCGCAATATCAGCAAGGGCAGTTGGGTGTAGCAGAAAAACAAGTGGCGCTTCAAGACAGCCAGTTCCAGCAAAACTTTACACAGAACGTCAGTCAGTTTGGACAGACGTATGCGTTGCAGAAAGCCGCACAAGACCTCAATACAAAAGTGCAAAATGGGCAACTGGACAACCAGACGGCTCAACAAGCATTGGCAGAATTGACGCAAAGAACGCAAGCAACGCAATTTACACAATCGCTTGATGCACAAAAAGCGCAGACAGGCATTGCCAACACGTTGGGCCTTGCAGGGCTTATGAACACGCCGGGTGGCAATCTATTTGGTGGGTCTACGGACGCTCAGAACAAAGCGACCTTTTTGGACATATATAAGAAGCTTGGTATTACACCGCCTACGGAAACTCCGGTAGTTACCCCGCCGGTTGTAACGCCGGGTGGTGGCGGAACAACTGGTGGTACAACTGGTGGCACCGGTGGCAATGGTGGCACGGAAGGAAAGGGCGTAGGACCGGGTGGTCAACAAATTGTTCCCGGCGTCGATACCCGCGTTGCCCCTGACCTTGGCCAGCAAGCGTTTGCAATGGCTAATCCAGACCAGCAATCGCTAATGTCGCGTCAGATGGCACCCGAACAAATGGGTCTAACCCCAGAACAGCTTGCGCAGTTGCAACGGATGCTCGGAATTGGCGACGCGCAAATGGCATCGACGGACTTTTAAGGAGATATTACTATGTCATTTGCAGGATTTGGCGCGGCCCTTGGCAACCTCTTTGGTGGGGTGGCGGGGTCATTGCAAGAGCAGGAAAAACTTCGCATGGCGCGAGAGTTTCAGGCCAAGCAGATGGAAGATATGGGCGCGCAAATGGAAGAGCGCAAAGCAAATGCCGC